ACTTTGGTTATATCTAAAACGATATCCGGCTTTACCCTTTCCAGAATATCCACGTTCAGATATTCAGGGATAAAGTGTCTACCAGAACCTAAATGCAGAGTGTCGGGAGTTTTCACTTTTTCTTGTTGCGTGCGCTAATCGCTGCGGCTTTCTTTTTTGCATCTGCCTTACTGGATGCGCCCCATGCTTGCAAAGAGAGCAGCAGGCGTGTCGGGCTTCCATCTGGCTTACGCTCTGGACCCGGCATTCCTGACATTCTTGCCAAGAAGCTCGCCCTTCTGGGGTTGTCCCCAGACTTGACCGGAGCCTTTAAGTCGGAGCCGGGATTAGCGGCCTCATAAGACTTGCGACCTTTTTCATTTAGGCCACCTTTCTTATTTTTACCTTCTGAGCGTGTCCATGCGGGAGATTTCATTCCAGTAGCCCCGGATTCCGCCGAATAATCTCGGCTAGTTGGTCATCAAATATGACGTAGTTAGATGTTCCACCTTTGGTTCTGCTGGAAGCATCAAGATATTTAATTCCCGGAATTCCTTTGAAATTTAATTGCGTTGGCAAAAAAACTCCAGAAAATTTATCAGACAAACCAAGTAATTCTAGGGATTGTTTCCCTGTTAAATAGTCGGGAAGTTTTTTGATTGACTCTGGAAGATAATCTTTATCTTTTGCAATCGACCTTAAAATTTTTGCCACGCCTTGCTGTTCTATTAAAGGCTTGTCCCAATCAATAAAATGCTGTGGTCCTAACGGGTCCGTGGTTTCACGCGCTTCAGGCCAGCGAAGGTTTACCTCGTAAAGTTCTCCCGGAGTATCTTTGCTAAGCCGTTTTTTATAATCAAGAGCAATTTTTGGGTTTTCTGCAAAATAAAGTCCACGTCCATAAGCCTGATTGCCTTCGCCAGTACCAATCTTGGACATATCAAACTTGTCAAAGGTATGCGGACTACCATGAAATACTTTGATAGCACCCATAAGCGGTGCAGCAGCGAGTCCTACACCTTTACCAATCGGCCCACCAACATCTAGCAGGCCGGAGACAGCAGCGGTTCCATAGTTCCCCGCCATCCCCTCACGGACAGCATTCAGCCCCGGCACAAACGGTTCAGCAAGGTCAGCAAACAGAGTGCGGATTTCGGCTGGACTTAGCCGCTTCTTCGCTCTCTCAAGTTTGCTAATCCTGTCCATTTATACTCTTTCCATTTTTATGAACTTGCAATAGTAATCACCGGGAACACTTGTTTCTAGTTCAATCCTGTTTGCCTGACACTCCTCAAGAGTCTCAAACGTGCCAATTAATGTCATATGCCCCGCAGACAGTAGCCAGAGATTGAACCAGATAATTGTCACTTCTTGGCCGTTTTCGCAGCGGCTTTAAATTGCTTTGCCGTAGGTGCGCCTTTTGTGCCGGGCTTACGCATCTTTTCGCCTGAACCTTCTGCGATACGCTTGCGTTTAGCGTGGATATTTGCATAGAGACCGGGCTTCATTTCTTGCCCTTCTTTGCCATCTTCGGCTTCTTGGGCATACCCATCTTGTCAGCAGCCTTCTTGGCGGCTTCCATGCCAGCAGGGGTATAGGGATACTTTTTCTTTCCGACCATCGGCATGATTATCTCCAAAAAAAATCCCGCTCAAGGCGGGACAAGGCACTACACGGAGGACGAGCGAACCACAACTATGAAGGAGTCAATAGTTATAGTTCTTGTTAAGATATTAGGGTGCTGATTTATTTTAGTCAATAGGAAACCCATGGCTTTTGATGTTCCCATTCAAAAGTCCTAATAGGAAATAAATCCTATTCTCCCGCTAGGGCCATATTCTTCTTCCGAGGCCACCTTACGGGTGCTAATCGCCAGCATCAAAATGCCGTCCTCGTTCGTGTCAGTACCTATGGAAGTCTGACTGCGCTGGGTAATGGCGCTCGGGTTCTCTTGGCAGCGGCCCCCTATAGGCCCATTGCTAACGCGACCAGTACGGTCTGTGCCAAAAGAAAAACCCCGCTTAGATAGAGGCTTGGCCCTTGGCTTGGGCAATCCTTGACACCCCCATAACAGTGTCTTAGACCACACAAGCCCCTATCTAAACGAGGTTATTGCGTTATGGGAATGTCTAGTTGCCACACCAGACGAGTGAACTGTACTACCGTTTGGCTTTCTTTGCAAGCCTTTCTGCGTAATCCATGAAAGCCTCATTAAGAATCTGCAAGCAGTCTGCAAACTCCTCCCGAAACCGGCTATTCTCTAACTCATCCAGACCAACATCTTGTGCGTTTGGAGGGGATTCTTTACCCGTGCCTTTGCAACGCTTACAAGGTCTGTCACTCAAGACTTGTTCTTGCACTTCAAACTTGACGCCCTTGCAGGCTCGACAGATATCAGTCAACCAGTAGCACAGGGCAGACTCTGCAATCTGGTGCAGCACTCTCTTGGATAGGTGCGAACGCTCTTGACGCTTCTGCCCTACGAACTTTGTCATCAGTTCGCGCAGCAGTTCTTTGGTCTTGGCAGAGTCCTGAGCATATTTAGACCAGAAGGCTAACGCACCTAGCCCTCTCTTACGCGCTACGAAGCCGCTGGACGCAATTAAATCAGCGTCAAAGTGTGTCTCATCACACTTGAGATTAGAACTCGTTGTAGCGCGCGTCATGCGTTCAATCACACCCATTGCAAACCTCTCTTGCTACTGCCGCCCATCCTTCCATCGAAGTCTCGACTGTGTAGGAATAATCCTTCCACCAATCGGCTTCTTGCATACATAAATGAATAGATAGTGGATACACGCAACGCCACTCACCGCGCTGCCTTTTGTAGACAAGCAAAGGGATATTGCCCTTCGCTTGATTGCAGGCTTGCTGCCACCATGAATAGATATCACCCATAGTAGCCTTGGAATGGTCCTTGACCTCAACCGCCCATCCGGGGATGCCAACTAGGTCTGTATCGCCGTGGTCATTCCTGACCCTACGCTGTGCATTCCATCCAGTAAGTTCAAAGATGATATTGGCTACAGCGCGTTCCCCGCGCTTTCCCTTCTCGCGTTGGAACTTGCTCACTTTTCGCCGTACTCCATTTCCAGAATCATCTTGCAGTAGTGCATAGCCTTGCGAATATCCTCTGCACCGTTCTTATTACGCACAACGTACTTAATGACGTTGCCCCGTAGGAAATTGATATTGTTGTGGTAAATAAACTCGGCAGGCTGAATAACCAAGTCCTTGTAATGGGTTCCACCGACTTGTTCTGTCAACGCAGACACTCCTGTACCTTTTCTAATAGTTGAAGTTCTGTGATGCCGTAATACTTCTCGAAAGCCTTACGGCCCATCCCATGCAATCCAGAGTTTCCCCTGTGGTGCTCAGGACATAGCGGTATAACATCAAAATGGCTTGCGCGTCTACCGGCTCCTGTGCCAGTTCGCGGATGGTGCAGTTCTGCTGGAGTCTCACCTAGAGATAGGTGCTTACACAAAATGCAGCCGAGTTCTGCGACCCGGCCCATGTGAGTTTTTTCTGCTTTAGTCATTCTTTGTAGTATAGCCTTGGACGATGTTTGCCAGTATCAATAACCTTTAGGTCTTCAGTCATAACCGAAAGGGCTTTCTGTACGGTTCTGCCGGACAGCCCCGTAAGCATAGCAATATCATTGACTGATACCGGCTCATCTGTGATTGCATCCCACACTTTCTGCTGTGTCGGGCTGTACTTCGGTTCATCCTTAATGATGGGGCAAGACATTAGGCTATGGAAAAGTCTCATGGTAGTTCGTTAAAAATTACACCGTGGTCTACTGCCCACGCCTCAATACTGGTCATATAGTCAGCAAACTCTTGTACAGATAAATCTGTGCTGCTGCGGCCTATGTTGATTATCTCACCGTCAGGCAGAGTTACTTCTTTGACGCCAATGAATCGACGCTTGCACCATTCGTGCCAAGCCTCTACGTCATTTATATCTAGTTGCTCTGCCATTTCGTGAAGGACTGCCCAATACCTTCTGTTCTGCGCGTTCCTTCTCTTTTCTTTCTCTCTCTGCAATGTCAGCACAAAGCAGTCGCCAGTCAAAGCCCGACTCGCTTCCGAGAAAGCCTTTTTCAAATGCTCCATCGAATACACTACGAATCTCATTTCCCCGTTCAATGCCATTCTCCCTTGCAAACCTTACTTTGACCTCGCCGAAAAGTTCACGACATTCGTCAACGAGTTTTGCGATTGTTGGCATTGCTTGTCGATTCTGTCTGTGTAGTTCGCTCTCCATCTTTCAGTCTCTCCATAGAACTGTCCTTCTGAGTTGAAGAATAGTCCGATACGTCCCTCCCACTCCCCATGACGGTTCTTATCGCATACGAGTAAAGCGTCCACACCGTCGTCATCTTCTCCTCTTGCAATTCGTTGCTCCTTTTTCTTGTTACGCCAGATGGAAAAACATTGGTCTACCTGGTCCGTGATTGAGCCTGAACCCTTGGAGTCATACTTGCCCGGAACCTGAGTCTCGTCTGCCAGTTTGCGACTGTGGTGAATCAGATGGATATGTATACCAAAGTCACGAGCCATAGCCGTCACCTTATCCACGAACTCCTTCTGACCGTTGTAGTCGTCCTCATTCTTGACACACTTCATCAGCGAGTCCACTACAAAGTGGTCGATGCCCTTGCTCGCGCAAT